ATGGCGAGCTTCAAAAAAGACGGCAACGTGTGGCGCGTGCAGGTGTATGTCAAAGGGCAGCGCGATTCCGGCACATTCCAGACCAAGGCGCAGGCGCAAGCTTGGGCGGCGCAGCGTGAGACGGAGCTCCGGCAGAACAAGTCAACCGCGGTCATTGCCGGCAAGACCGTCCGTGACGCGTTCCACCGGTATGAGAAGGAAGTCTCCAGGACGAAGCGCGGGCACCGATACGAGGCGCTCCGGATGGGCGTGCTGGCCGAGATCGAGGTCGGTGAGCGGCCGGTCAAGTTCGGCGACATCAAGCTATCCGATCTGACGTCTGAGCATCTTGGCATGTTGCGTGATGCCCGCATGAGTATGGAGGTCGCGCAGCGGCAGATCGAGAGGGCGGATCCGGCACCGATCCGGACCGTGAGCGGATCGACCGTCAACCGTGAATTTAACCTCCTGTCGCACGTTTTCAACACGGCGCGGCGTGAGTGGAAGTGGCTTGCCGAAAGTCCGACGAAAGACGTCCGACGGCCGAAAAACCCGCCTCCTCGCGATCGGCGGATCCGGGAGGACGAGATCGAGCGCCTGTGCTTGTCGCTCGGCTTCGATGACGGACCGGCGATGACGGTGAGTCAACGCGTCGCTGTTGCGTTCCTTTTTGCAATCGAGACTGCAATGCGTGCCGGCGAGATCTGCGCATTGGTGCCGGAGCACGTCCAGGGGCAGGTTGCGCACTTGCCGCAGACGAAGAACGGGACAAAGCGGGATGTGCCGCTCTCCAAGCGTGCCGTCGAGCTGCTGTCCTATTTGCCGAAGCCGGAGGAGGGTGGGACCGTTTTCGGGATCACTTCGAAGTCCCTCGATGCGTTATTCCGCAAGGCCAAGGATCGATGCGGGATCACGGACCTGACTTTCCATGACTCGCGACATGAGGCGATCACGCGCCTGGCGAAGAAATTGAACGTTCTGGAATTGGCCCGAATGGTGGGGCATAGGGACTTGAGGATGCTGCAGATCTACTACAACGCGACGGCCGCTGAAATTGCCAGTCGCCTTGACTAGCAACTGAATGGCGTATGCGGAAATTCGCAAGTGCTACCCGGAAGAAGTGCAGACGTCTGCACAACCTAATCCTTACGAAAAGTCAGCTTCCCGACCCATTTACTTTGCTGAAGGACAATCGTATCCGAAGTTGTGTAACAGTGTACTTTAAGGTTTTGTGGCCTACCGGTACAATAGCCGCCTGCAAAAACAAGATAATATTGGGAAATTATGCCCGCCTTTTCGCCGATATCAGGAGCGCCAACTCGTGGCTGTCCAACGGACCTTCTCGAGTTTGACCGCCAAAATCCTCGTCTACTGAATGGAAACGACTACAGCACTTCGAACGATGAGGACATTATCTCGGCGTTGAACGAGATCTCACCTCTCGACGAAGTCATTACGTCGATTTGCACCAATACTTACTTAGACTTTGAGCCTCTAATTGTAATGGGACCCAATGGGGGGCCGTATAGAGTCCTAGAGGGCAATCGCCGGCTTGCATCGATAAAGCTAATAAAAGATCCGGACCTGGCGGCGAAATGCAGAATTTCCCTTCCAAGGATACGCGCGGATGTTCGCAGGTCCGTTGAAAAAGTCACAGTCTGGCGTGTCGACAAAGAGAGCGACGCACAGGCATTCATTGGCTTTAAGCATATTAACGGCCCTAGTCGATGGGATGCTTATGCCAAGGCACGCTTCGTGTCAGATTGGTATAAGCGCGAGCGCGAGAATGGACTCACTATCGATCAAATCGCGCGGCAGCTTGGTGATGATAACGATACTATTCGCGCGTACATCTCTAGCATCTTCGTACTGGAGCAAGCAGAGGGACGTAAACTTTTTGACATTAAGAACCGGTATAACAAAGGAAAATTCGCGTTTTCGCATTTGTATACCGCGCTTGGACGGACGGAATATCAGGACTTCCTCGGACTTGACAAAGGGTGGAGCAAGGAGCCTGTAACTTCGCCAGTTCCAAGAGCAAATGAGGGCAAGCTAAAAGAGGTTTTACTTTATCTTTACGGCGACAAACGAGATGACGCTCAACCATTAGTTAAGTCTCAAAACCCTGACTTGAAGCATGTGGGTGAGGTAATTGCCCACCCAGTTGCTCTCGAGAGAATTCGCACCGGGGAGAAGCTTAGTGTCGCTTATAACGAGGTGCGCTCGCCTTACGACGTGTTTAGCGAAGTGTTGGCGCAAGCCCATGTGCGGCTCAGTTCTGTTATAGATGCGCTACCAAAATACAATGGTGAACCGAACCTCCTCGCGATAGCGCGTGAGATCTCGCAGCAGGCTGATATTCTCCTTACCGTAATGAAGAAGAAAAGTGCAGAAGTAAATCCTCCGGCGACGCCGAAAAGCAAGGGTGCTCCAGGCACAAAAAAGCCACTCCAAAAGAAGTAAAGTAACCGCAAATGCCGTTAGCCCAAATTCCGTTGGATCGCGATCCTCACGTAATCGCAGATTGGTTTGAATTTCATGTCTTATGTTCTGAGTACTCGGTTGGTCAGCTCCGGAGTTTGCAAAGAGCATGGGACCGTAGGCGAAACTCCGAAAGCTCAGATCCAGAAGGGCGCGCGTTAGAAGACGGCGCTCCGGATGAGCAGTTTTTGGAAGAGATACTTGCAGAATTCCAAAAGCGAATGGAATGCTTGGGTGATCATTATCCCTTCCAGTTTAACGACACTGAGGAAGAGCTACTCCTGAAAAACGATATATCCGACGGGGCGATGCTTTATCTTTTCTGCCTCTTCCTGTCGAGCGTAAAGAGTTCCGAGATTTTCGAGCTTGATCGCTTTGATTTTGAGTTAAATAACAGGATTCGAGACTTGTTTCAGGCGTGCGCTACTTGGGCAGCAGCCGGAGCACTTGAAGGCTGTGCTATAGCATTCGGATTTCCTCGTCCAGATGGATCTCCCTACCTGGACAAACTGCGTTCAACTTATGCACTGTTTGGGGAGGGCACTGTACGGGAAGCTCCTCTGCCAGGGGTATCAACAAATCCCAAAGATGAAGGTATTGACGTCATCGCATGGAAGCCTCGAAACGATAATGCAGCAGGCACCTTTTATATGCTTGGGCAAGCGGCTTCCGGTGGCAACTGGCCAAGTAAGAGCGTACTCGAATATTTCCGTCCATTTCACGAGAACTGGTTTTCAGAAATACCAGCTTCCGAGCCGACGGCCGCACTCTTCATCCCATTCTGTATCCCACTCACCGGTGGAGCGACACTCAAGCAACAGTTGCATGTGCTAACGAAGAGGTATGGCGCGATCTACTATCGATATATGATCCCAGTACTTGCCTACAGGGGGCTGGGACTAACGGCAGATCAAAGACTTACAGTTGAACGTACCACTGATTTTCCTGAGATAGCCGCTTGGGTTACTGAACGAATCACAGAGCTGAAGCAGGCTGCCACGGCATGACCGAGATTGTCAAAACTCCCTTCCGCTACCCCGGAAGTAAATCGTCGTTTACAAAGGTAATTAAGGACCTGATCATTTATAACGGGCTCGAGGGGAAGAAGCTCGTGGAACCCTATGCCGGAAGCGCAGCTGTAACGTTAGCGCTCCTGTCAGAAAAAGTTTGCTCGGAAGCAGTAATTTCGGAGCGCGATCCCCTCATGTACTCTTTCTGGAAGGTTGCATTTGAGCATCCAGATAAGCTCATAAAAAAAATCAAGAATGTGACCGTTTCACTCAAAACGTGGCATGAACTTCAACCTTTGCTGAAGTGCGAAGAGCCATCAGAAGAAGATGAAGTTCAGCTGGCGTTTGCGGCCTTATTCTTTAATCGAACAAACTTCTCAGGAGTCTTGCATTCGGGGCCGATCGGCGGGCAAAAGCAGTCGTCTGCCTATAGCATTGATTGTCGCTTCAATAAAGAAGATTTGATCGATAAGATTAAAAGACTCAGTGATCTCGCAGACCGAGTGGAAGTCCGGTATGGAGATGCGCTCGACGTAATTACGGAATACAAGCGAAGAACTACTAGCCTTTTCTATGTGGATCCACCCTATTTTATTCAGGGACGTAAGCTTTATCGTCATCACTACAAGCTGAAGGACCATGTGGCGCTATCCTCTTCTCTTAAAAGTGCCAAGTTCAATTGGATATTGAGCTATGACAGTCATGACGTGATTAAGGGTTTGTATGCCGATCACAACCATGTACATAAGGCATTCCAATACAGTACTAAAGCACCGAAAAAAGAGGATGAGCTGCTCATCACTACTCTAGAAATACCGGTAAATTAGATTGGTCATTGGCGATTAATTTCTCGTCCTAATTTCGCGATATTTCTCCGCCCACTCGATCACCTCTTTTGCCTTCCAGAGCGGATGACCGCGGCCGCCTTGCGACGGGAGGCGGATCGCCTTCGGGAAGTCGGGGAGCGGGCAGATCCGCTCGCGGACGGCGGAGTCGCTGCGCTTCAAGAATTGGGCGATCGTCGAGACGTCCCAAAGGTCAATGTCAACCGGGAGCGCCGGACGGAGTTGCTTGCCGAGGAGGTCGGCCAGCTTGGTGAGGAGTTCGGTTTCGCTCATTTCACTTCTGCGCGTGTTGGAGCGCGCAGCTCGCTGGTGATGTCAGTGTTGCCCGCAATTCTTGCGGCCTTGGCTGAGATCCAGGCGCGGGAGCGCCTGGGGAACTGGCGACGCAGCTCCTGCTCGGCTTTCGTCGAGGCGGTGCGGCGTGCCAGAAAATTGAACTTCTGAGACATGGTCACTTGCCCTTTGCGGCCATTTCCGCGGCGGTGGGGAACGGCCATGCGGTAGCGGGGACCTCGTCGGTCTTTGCGTTTGTTGCCGCGGCCTTTTTGGCTGGCGTAGGCTTCGCTGGAGCCGCTTTTTTCGTGTCGGTGGCATCCTTGGTCGTCTCGGCCATTTTCGGTGCCTCTGCGGCCGTTTCTGCAGTCTTTTGCTGCCCCTTCTTCTTCGGCGTTTCAGCTGCGACTGGCAGATCCTGCTGCTCTGCAGGTTTCGGGGTATGTTCCGATCGGATTTTGTCGTGCTCGATGTCGCAGGCCTTTGCAACATCGAGGAGGCCGAGATACCAAGGATTCTCAAGGTGCTCGTCGTCGTCCATGTCGAAGGCGTCAACCTGGACGCACTCGCCAATCGTCATTCCGAGGATAAAGGCGACAACTTCTTCGAGACTGGCGGAATCGATGAACTTCGCAGCTTCATTGAAGTTGAGGACGTTGAACTTGTAGTCGCTCGCAATGACGTGTGGGAAAGACCATTCGTCGCAAAGACGCTTTGCGATATGACGTAGGGCGGTTAAGTGCCCGTCTCCCTGGAGGATCTTGCTGCGGACCTCTGCATATACCGCTTTCCGGATTGTTGTCTCCAGCTCGGCCTTTTTCGTGCGCTCGCGACGCTCAGCCTCGGCCTGCTTTTCCTTCTCCGAGACTTTCGGATCGCGTGCGTTGCCGCTCATCTTTTCCTGCAAGAGCGCATTGTGCTTCTCCAGGGTGAGGCAGAGGCCCGCCTTCTCCAAGGCGAACTGGATAGCGGACTTTTCATACACCGCATCAATTTCGCCGTCATTGCCTTTGACATACGCGACAGGCTTCGGCAGTTGGTCGGCGGGGATGACGTCCTCAATGGGCGTGTTGGACATCGAGGACTTGGCCAACCGGTCCATCTTGTAGAGGCCGTCATATGCGGACACCTGGTTGTTTTCCCGGAGCTTGGTATAGGCCTCCATGCCGTCTGCGTAAATCGGCAGACCTGACTTTTGCGCGGCTGCGGCTTTGCGCTCGTTGTGTGCGTTAACCTTTGATTCGAAACAATCCGGATCAGTGCAGACGTCTGCATCGACGTCGTGATAGATCTCCGGCTGATTACCGGTCCGTTTTGGGCAGGAGAGGCAGGATCCAGTAGCTGATACGAGCTTGGCGTCCTTGATCGCAAACTTTGCGTGAGCGAGATCGAGCATGTAGCGCGCCTGGAGGTGCTCGACGGCGCGGCGGAATGACATCGGCTCGGGTTGTCCGTAGTTGTGGACGATCTCCTGCGTTGCCTTTGCCTGCAGGGCGAGGACCGGCATCCTGGCGATTCGCTCTGCAATCGAGGCGTTGATCTTGCCGGCGAAGAAGGCCTCGCGTGCTTCGGATGCGAGAGAGCACAGCTTCAAGCGGCCATAGATGTAGGCCTTGCTCTTGCCGACCTTGTCGGCCAGCTGTTCTGCGGTGTAGTCGTGTTGGCGCATGAGCTGGTCGTATCCCTCCGCCTCCTCGATCGGATGCACGTCCTGGCGTTGCAGGTTCTCGATGACCTGGATCTCCAGCACCTGGACGTCTGTGAGTTCGCGCACGATCGCAGGGATGGACTGCAGGCCTGCCAGTTTGGAGGCGCGGTAACGGCGCTCGCCGGCGACGATCTCGACGCAGTCGATCATGCTCTCGGTGGTCGGCAGCGGACGGACAAGGATCGGCTGTGCGACGCCAACCTGCCGGATGCTCTCGGCGAGCTCATGCAGTGCGGACTCGTCGAAGTGTTTGCGCGGGTTGGTCTTGGAGGGAATCACGCACGCAAGGGGGATAGTGCCGAAGTGGGGCTCTGCAAAATTGGTTTGGGTTGCGGTCATGGCTTTTCCTTCAACGATGGGATGCGACAGTGGGGATGGAGGTCTGTGCAGCACGCAGCTTTGCGAGCAAACCGAACGGATCCGACGGGTTATAGCGAGGGGCCTCGACCGGAGGATCTTTGCGAACAAGTGCGGCGAGGCCCGTTTTCGTGATGGTGTAGGTGGAGGACTGCGTTGCCTTGTCACGTCCCTTGATTACAGCCTGTGCGGCAATGAGGGGCTTCATGACCGTAGCGATATTCTTTGTGGTCACGCCGATGGACTCGGAAAGGGATTTGCCGGTTGTGCGGCCGTGATCTTTTAAGTGGAGCAGGGCAAGCGTTTGACGGTCTTTGCGTTTCATTTGGATGCCTCCTGCCGAGGCTTGCCAAATTTGGTCTTGCGGAGCTGGTTGAGGGGAACGCACTCCAGGATTCCCGGTAGCTCATGGTCCACCTCGACGACCGCAAAGGCCTGCCCGTTCTCGATGCTGCGGGTGAGGTGGCGCACAGCGCCAGTGTTCGTCCCGTCGATAGAGCTGTCCCATTCGACCAGGTCGTTCTCGCTAAATGCGACGGCTGTAGCGATCATCACAGGACTCCGGCGAGCTCTTTGAAGCGGGACAGATACATCGACTCGGCCAGGTGCGAGGACACCGGACTAATGTTCCCGTTGCGCGGCTTGACACCTTCGAGGATTGCCCACGGCGTTGCATCGGGCGGCATGAGATCGCGGCGCTCTGTGGCGAGCATGATGAGATCCGCCTCCTGGATGCAGGCCTTGCACTCGTCGGACTGCTCCATGCCGAGGCCGAAGCGGTCGAAGATCTCGGCCTGCATCATGCTTTCCCATGTGCGGTATTGGGCGCTGCCGTCGAGGCGCTTGAGCGGCTGGACCATGTCGCCGAAGTAGGCCTCGGCGGCGTCATGGAGGAGGGCATGGAGACGGTACTTGAGCGGCACCAGGTGCGATGCCAGGACGCAGTGTTGCGCGACGCTGTAGAAGCGGCGCGTATGGCCTCCAAAGCGGTTGATCTGCGACAGCGCGTGTGCAATGTCGGTGATGTGGATCGTTGTCGGATCCGGCTTGAGGAGGTTCACGTAGCGGCCGGAGTAGGTGAGGATGCAGTTTTCGAGATTCATTTGCGGCGTGCTTTCGGAGTGGGCTCGAAGGCCTCATTGATGAAAAAGGACAGGACGCACCGGAAACCGGCGTTCTTGACGAGGAGGTGCCATTCGGCGAAGACGTATTGCGTGCGGGGACGGACGCGGACGGGAGTGCTGACCTGGTAGCCGGCGGACTCCATGGCGGCGATGCGGGATCCGATTGCCAGCACTTTGGAACGCGCCTCCGGGTCGGTGACGCGTTCCAGAATGACGGCGATCTTGCTCGCGGCTGCGGTGTCGTCTGCTTGAACGGGGAGCTCGGCCGCGATCATCACGCCTCCAGGCGGCGGAGTTCGGACTTGAGGTGCACCTGGCGCTTGTGGAGCTCACCCTCAACGAGGAAGTCGTTGAGCCGGTTCTCCTGGATGTGTCCGAGCTGGTATTCGTTGTGCTGCAGCTCGAAATTGATGAGCCAGCGGCGGATCCGGTTGGCGGCGGGCTTGATGGCGAGTGACAGCATTGCGCGCACTGTCACCGGCCGGATGCGGCGGAAGGTGTTGCGGTACTGCGGCTTCTGATTTCCCATTTTGCGCTCCGTCAATAAGGTTGCGACGGGGCAAATTAAACCATGGGTTTATTTTTATAGTCAACCTAGGGTTTAATATTGGGGGAAAATTTTAACCTTTACTTATCTCATGTTCATGGGATTTGTTGCCATTTAGCAATGTGCTAAGTGTAAATTCCGATTAACAACGAGTAGAGAGATGAAAACGAAGCTGAACGATGCGAGCGCGCTCGAAGCGGAGATCTTGGAGCTGAGTGATTCCTACCGGGGGATGGTGCCGGAGGCGAGAATGGTACTGATGGAGGCGGCGCAGCGGTTTAGGAGGCAGTTCCCGCTCCGGCCGCAGAGCCCGCTACGACTTGTGTCGAGTCGGAATAATGTCAAGTGACTCGCTTCGTGGGGCTCCCTCGGCAGCTGCTGAAATGAGGGCCTTGCCGATAGCGGTCGACTCTCTATAAGCGGTAATCAGCCGGAGTTCTTCGGCGTCAACATAGACCAGGGAAAGCGACGGCTGACTTTGGGCGAGAGCATCCTCAGACACGCCGAGCAGGACGTCGAGCGAAATGCCGAGGATTTGGGAAACATCCTTCGCGCTCTCGCGAGAAATCTTCCCTGTAGCAATCCATTTTGATACGGCTGTATCCGAGACGTTGGCTTGCTCTGCGAGCCAGCCTTGCGTCTTCTTCAGGCTTTTAAGCCTGTCTTTAATGATGATTCCGAGCGGATGTGCCATGAGGTGATTGTCAAAGGATCTATTTGATGACTCAACCAACCGGTGCTTTACAGCGAATTTAACCTGTGGTTTAATTTGCGCCATGGAAACGACCATCATTCCTCCGATCAAGAAAGCAGCCGAGGTGCTCGGCGTGCCGGTGCTTGCTTCGATTTGCTCCGTCTCTCCAGTTGCTGTCTACAAGTGGCTGAAAAAAGGTCGCTTGCCGCGTACCGAGTGGACCGGCGAGACGAATTACGCAGCGCTTATCGCCGAAGCATCTAAGGGCACAGAGTTCGAGTGCACTCGCGAGCAGCTCCTTCAGTTGCCTGCAGCGGTCGTGAACTGTCCTGAGCAGGTGCCTGCATGAAAACCATCAAGTCGTGCCTTGTCCCTCCTGCTGAGGGGGCGAAACCGTGCAAGAGCGCTCCAGTTGCAGAGGTGCTGTCGGATGAGCAGCCAAAGCGGCGCATACCGAGCAGCTATCTCGCGGCCGGCTTGCGCAATGTGACTCCGGTAGATGCCGCTTACAACGAGATCGGTATCGGCTTCAATGTGGGAGACGAGGTCGTGCGGTTGCGCCTGGGTGTCATGGATGTGCGCGGAATGATTGCGGATCTCGAGTATTACCTCATCCGCTGCCAATCCCCAACGTCGTCCGGAGCGCCGAGTGTGGACGTGTCGACTCCGGACGAGTGACTGAACGTATGCCCACCACAAAAATCGTCCACTGCCTGCTGTGCAGTCAGGTAGTCGCCAAGAACCTCGTCGTCCACGGCGACTTGAAAGCGACGGGTCGATTGATTGAAAAGAATCTTCGCCGTGCCGACTCGTGTCGGCCAAAAGCAAACCAGTTGCATTGGGAGTTCCCTTGTTGATCGTTGTTGTGTGGAAACTGCAATTTATCACGCTGGAACCTCCCGCCCATTTTTTGAAGGTGGTCGTATGAAAGCCATGTATGCACGGCTCCTCCTCTGGCTTATCCGTCCGGCGCTCGATCGTTATGCGGTCGTCACGGCCGGAGCGGACGTCCAGGAGGATGCGGTCGTTGTGGTTGCGTCGGTCAGACCGATAAAAGGCGCGTGATGTCAGCGGCGACTCTTCGACTCCATGAGGGCGCGGTAGGCCTCGACGTTCGCAAACTTCGTCCGGCCGTCTACGTCCAGCGTGCAACCGTTGGCCGCGCACCAGGCCGGGAAGGTCTGCGGGTCGATGTAGGCCTTGATCACGGTGTGTCCCTTGCTCGCGTATCTCTTGCGCACCTCCTCGGCACGACTCTCCCATTGCCTGAATGTCGCCGGCAGACGATCGCCGTCCGTGAAGAGGGCGCGCAGGCGCGAGTAGTCCTCCGATCGATACCAGGGAATGCCGATCGCTTGCACATGAGGTGTTGAGGTCATTCGTTGTCCTTTTGGTCGTTGCTCGCACTTTGGATCTCCGGCCGTCGTTTGTGTTGTTGTTTGAACTGATTCAAAGGTTATCCGTCTCGCAAGAGTTGCGCGACGTTAATAAAAGGGGATGTTTACCGTGACTTACCGCTACTCCGACATCAATCAGCACGACGCACGCTACAACCTGGCGCGGGAATATCCCGGCGGTATCGAAATGCTGGCAAAGCGGATGGGCATGTCTGTTGCCGTCCTCCGCAACAAGCTCGCGCCGGGAATCAAGACGCACCACGTCAACGACGAAGAGGACTCCCTGATCATCGAATTCAGCCAGGAGGCCAACGTCGAGGAGCCGTGCCGTGCGCTCATCGCGAAGAACTACCGGCACGGCCTCATTGCGTTCCCCATGCCGGCAGTCCAGCACCTCTCCGACGACGACCTCACGCACGCGCTTTGCCGCGCAATGAAGGAATGCAGCGACGTCACCGCGAGCGCGTCCTCGGCATTGGCGGACGGTCGCGTCACGGCGGCCGAGCTGGACCAGCTGGAGAAGGAAACGCAGGAGGCGCTTGCCGCGATCGTCGAGCTGCGTGAGCGGTATCGCGCACGCGCCGAGGGAAGCAAGTAAAAAAATTTGGCCGCAAGGTCACTGGGTAACTCACTGGGATGCGTCAGGAGGGAATCATGGATCAGCTGCAATTGAGCCTGTTGGGCTGCTTGGAAGGCCCTGGCGCCGTTCCGGCGTCCGAGATCGCGAAGCTGCGGACCTATCGTGAGGCCGTTGTCGCAGCCTGGTCGCATCGTCGCATCAAGGGCATGACGCAGGCGACGCTCGCCGAGCGGACCGGCATGCGGCCGTCCCATATCAGTGATTACCTGTCGACCGAGGGGCACGACAAGAACGGGAAAGAGCGGCGCGAGATGCCGGCGAAATACCTGCCGGCATTCGAGGCTGCAGTCGGCAACACGACTGTCACGCAGTGGCTCATGGAGCAGTCCAGGCAGGCGCTCCAGGCATCGCTTGCTGCGGCCGCTTAAGGGAATGGTGCAGATTTGAACCTTGACGATTTTGATCGCGTAGCCAACGCAGCTCTCCAGTCAATCGAGAGCCTGCTCACGGATTGGTTTCCGCAGGGCGTGCGCGACGGGAACGAGTTTTGTATTGGTTCTAAGTCCGGCGAAGCCGGCAAATCAATGCGTATTCGTCTATCCGGCCACAAGGCCGGATACTGGTCTGACTTTGCCATGGACGGCGAAGCCGGCCGCGATCTGATCTCCCTCTATGCCTATGTCAACGATCTCAGCCAGGGCAAGGCCTGCGCAGCGGTCGCTCGCGATCTCGGCATTGAGCTCACGCCAGATCCGAACTACACCGGCAAACCCGCGGCCTCCTCGGCGAAGCCAAAAAATCAACAGAAACCAGCGCCTGCGCAAGCGGCAAAAGGGGTGGAAGAGGCTCCGAAGAAAGCGCGGACGGAGTGGGTTCCAGTCCTGCCGGTGCCGGAAAATGCTGGACCGTATCCGCGTGCGCATGTGGTGCGCGGCAAGCCGGAGCGCCTTTGGGAGTATCGTGACCAGGAGCGCCGTCTCCTCGGCGTGATCTATCGCTTTGTGACCTCGGACGGCGGCAAGGAAGTCCTGCCGTGCGTCTATGCGCGCCATGCCGTCACCGGCAAAGCAGATTGGCGCTGGCTGTCTTTCCCTGAGCCAAGGCCGCTCTATTTGCCGGCACCGCTGCGCGAGGGTTTCCCGGTCCTGGTGGTCGAGGGCGAGAAGTGCGCAGACGCGGCGCTCGATGTCCTCGGACACCTGGTCGACGTCGTGTCATGGCCAGGCGGCGGCAAGGCCGTGAGCAAAGCCGATTGGTCTCCGCTCGCAGGCCGCAAGGTGATCATTTGGGCGGACGCGGACGCGAAGACCTACAAGGACGGACATCCGCAGGCCGGGGAGATCCGGCCGGAGCATGAGCAGCCGGGGATGGTTGCAGCGACGAAGATCAGCGAGATCCTCGCCGGTATCGGTTGCGAGGTGCGACTCATCGACATTCCTGCGCCTGGCGTGAAGCCGGACGGATGGGACATCGCGGACCTCCTCGGCGAGGGTGCGACACCGGACGACGTCGCGGCATGGTTGGACAAGCTGCGGCCGCTGCCGGACGTCGAGGCAGCGCCGGCGGACGAGATCCCGGACTACATGGATGCACCTCCGCCGGAGGGCGCTTCTACCGCTCCGCCGGCTGGCGCACGCAAGACGTTCCAGCAGATCCGAGCGATGATGATCGGGACCGCGAGCGGCGGCGTGAAGGGTTGCCGCGAGAACGTCTACATCGCGTTGCAGAATGATCCGCGCCTGATCGGCCTCGTCGCGCTCGATCAGTTTTCGCAGCTGCAGGTCAAGCGCAAGAGTCCTCCCTGGCCGTCCGAGCCGGGGGAGTGGACCGAGGGCGATGACTTCCACCTCGGCATGTACCTCGCGAATACGTATTCGCTGGTGATGGCCTCGGTCAGCGAGATCGAGAAAGCCGTTGCACAGTCCGCCAGGGAGAACGCTTTCAATCCGGTCACGGATCTCCTGGAGGAGTGTGCGGACAAGTGGGACGGGCAGCATCGTGTCGTCAATGCGTTCTCAACGTACTGGGGCGCGGTCGAGTCCGAGTACCTGCAGCTCATCTCGCTCATGTTCTTCGTCGGCCTGGCCAAGCGCGCTTTCCATCCTGGCGTCAAGCATGACTATGCGCCGGTGTTCGAAGGCGGCCAGGGGCAGGGCAAGTCGACAGCGCTCTCCATCCTCGGCGGACAGTGGTTTGCTGATACGCCGTTCAAGATGGGAGACAAGGACGGTTTCCTCTCGATCCAGGGGATCCTCCTGTATGAGATCGCCGAGCTGGAGCAGTTCAACCGCTCCGAGGTGACGGCGATCAAGGCCTTTATGTCGAGCCAGACGGACCGCTATCGCGAGCCATACGGCCGGCGCATGAAGAACGTTGCGCGGCGGACCGTGTTCGCTGCGACGACCAACGAGGCCGAATACTTCAAGGACACGACGGGCAACCGGCGATTCTGGCCGGTGGAGACCGGCAGGATCGACCTGGAGGGGTTGCGGCGCGATCGCGAGCAGCTGCTCGGCGAGGCCGTGCACCTGATGCGCCAGGGCGAGCTCTGGTATCCGACACCGGACGAGCAGGCAACGCTCATCACGCCGGAGCAGGAAAAGCGCGAGATCGCGGATCCATGGCTCGGCCGGATCTATGACTACGTGCAGGGCATCGACGCAGACGGCGAGACCACACTCGGCAAGCGAAACCGCGTGACATGCCGGGAGCTGCTCACCAGGGCGCTGCATATCGAGATCGGCAAGCTCGGTCCTGCCAAGCAGGAGACGATGCGGATCGCGGCCTGCATGCGCAAATTGGGGTGGACCAAGGGACGGGAGACGGACGGGGCGCGTGAGCGCTTCTATGAGCGTCCAGTTCCGCCGGCCGCACCTGTCCAACAAGTCAGCGAGGAGAACGATGTTGCTCTCCCGCTGTAATCAATCGGTGATGAACCGGACAACTTTGCACCAGGGATCGTGCGCGGCATTGCTGCGGGCGGAAAAGGGCATTGGGTCTGGTTCGATGGGCTTTCGTCCGACGTCGTCCAACCTTCTGTTTTCGAGGTTGGACGGCGCAAACCCGCGTGGTTATTGGCTCCGCCAACCTCCCAACCTCGCCAACCGATTCCGGACACGCGCACACACGCACGCACGCGTATACGCGACGGGAGGATTCCGTCTTTTCCTTTTCGGCAAAACTTCAAAACAGGTTGGGCAGGTTGGGAGGTTGGTCAGGACCAGCATTCAAGCGGGTTTCAGCCGTCCAACCTTTTGTCCAACCAATAGGAGGTTGGACAAAGTGAGCACAAGTCTGAGAGATCAAATGCCCTGGGTTGCAGGAGTCGTCGATCACTTGCGGGAAGTGTTCGGGCAGGAGTTCGTTGACGGCCAGATCCGGCGGAGTCTGAGGGGTGAGCCGGTCTTCTATGCCGAGGAGAACGGGCACCAGGTCGGCACCAAGCACAACCTGGAGATCACCTCGATCACGTACTGGGATGAGCGCGGCATCGCTCAATCCCGCGAGCCTGAGTGGATCCAGCTCGCGAGGGACGATGCCAAGCGGCGCGGCATCACCATCCGTCCGGCCAACCAGGCGGACTATCGCGACGTCAAGCGCGAGGCGGATGAGCTGCGCAAGGTATTCACGAGTAGTGCAGACGTCTGCACAAAGTCAGGAGGACAGCAGGCATGAAGATCACCGTATCCCACAACCTGGACGAGATTAAGTCCAAGATCGCCGATATCGGCAAGCAGGCGAGATACGCGGCAGCGGTGGCGTTGACCAAGACAGGGCAGGACGTTCGCGATGAGCTCAAGAGCGAGATGGCGCGGAAGTTCGATAAGCCGACACCGTACACGCTCAACAGTCTCTTCCTCCGGCGCGCAACGCGAGACAACCTGGAGGCGCAGGTATGGGTCAAGGACAACACCTTCGGGAGCGGCACGCCTGCCGATCGCTACCTCGGGCCCGAGATCTACGGGGGGGCGCGGACGCAGAAGGGGATGGAGCGCGCACTGCAGGCAGCAGGTCTCATGCGGTCGGGCGATTACGCAATCCCTGCGGCAGGCGCGCAGCTCGATGCCTTCGGCAACGTCAAGCGGAGCCAGATCGTACAGATCCTTTCACAGCTGCGGGTGCAGATGGCGTCAGGCTTTGAGTCACGCCGAAGTAACAGCGCGGCATCGAGGCGGACCGTTGCGCGGCAAGGTGTTACCTACTTCGCGCTGCCAACACAGGTGCGAGGGTTGAAGCCGGGCATCTACTTGAAGAAGCGGTTCTCGCGCGGCTCTGCAATCAGGCCGGTCTTTATCTTCACGTCGCAGGCCGGATACGCGAAGCGCTTCGACTTCTTCGGGGTGGCCAGCCGCGTTGCTGAGCAGCGCCTGCCGATTCACTTCGAGCGTGAACTCGAAAAGGCAATGAGGACCGCCATGCCGACACAACAACAGGGATTGTTCTGAGTTATGCGCGGGTCCTTCCTACAGCGTCCGCCTGAGGGTAATTCAGTCCTCGAGCGCGTTCTAGTCATGGCATTTTTCCTAGGGGGTTATGTTTATGCCTGACCTTTCGTCTCGCGTCACTCAAGGCGAGTTCGCTGCCATGGTCGGGATCTCTCAGCCTGCAGTGAGCGCCTTGGTCGCAAAAGGCGTCCTAAAAAACGGGGATCCCGCTGGCGCGTGGCTGCATTCGTATTGCGCCAACCTCCGGGAGCAGGCCGCCGGCCGAGCCTCCGAGGGCGGGCTCGACCTCGTCCAGGAGCGCGCGCGCTTGGCCAAGGAACAAGCGGACAAGTTCGCGATGGTCAATGCGCAGACGCGCAAAGAGCTCGCGCCGATCTCGTTGATCGAGCTGGTCCTGGCGAACATGGCGCGGCAAGTCGCCGGCGTCCTGGAGGCGCTGCCGATCCAGATCAAGCGCGCAGCAAAGAATCTCAGCAGTGAGGACCTGAGACTGATCACCGATGAAATTGCCAAGGCGCGCAACATGGCGGCCGCACTAAAACTGGACTGGGACGAGATCGATGGACTTGTCGGAAATTCAGCGAGCGATTGACCGGGGCTTGTCCCCGTTCGAGGTCCCTCCGCCTGTGCGCCTGTCGCAGTGGGCGGAGGAGCACTTCTACCTTTCGGCCGAGTCGAGCTATGTCGAGCAGGCGTGGTCCGCCTTCCCGTATCAGATCGGGATCATGGACTGCATCAGCAACGACGACATCAGGGAGGTATGGGTCCGCAAGTCGGCGCGCGTCGGCTACACGAAGATCATCCTTGCGGCCATGGCGTACTTTGCCGAGCACAAGCGGCGGAACCAGGCTGTCTGGCAGCCGACAGACGACGACGCGGACGACTTTGTAAAGACGGATGTCGATCCGATGCTGCGCGACGTCAAGACCATGCAGCGCGTGTTCCCTGAGTACCTGTCCAGGCACAAGAACAACACGCTGCGGCAAAAGACTTTCCTCGGCTCCGTGCTGCATATTCGCGGCGGGAAGGCTGCGAAGAATTACCGGCGACTGTCGGTTGATGTCGCAATCCTTGATGAGGTCGACGGATTCGATACGGACATTGAAAAAGAGGGCAGTCCGATCACGTTGTCCGGCAAGCGGATCGAGGGCGCGACGTTCCCGAAACAGATCGGCGGCAGCACACCGAAGCTCAAGCACTTGAGCATGATCGAGGCGCGTGAGCAGGAGGCGGAGCGCAGTTTCCGGTTCAACATCCCTTGCCCGCATTGCGGCACCGAGCACACGATCCGATGGGGCGGCAAGGACAAGAACGATCAGCCTCTGCCGTATGGATTCAAGTGGATCAACGACGATCCGGAGACCGTGACGCACCTTTGCGAGGCCTGCGGGGTGCACTACACGCAGGCGGAGTATCTCTCAGTCTGGAAGCGCGGCCGGTGGGTCGATCGCGAGGGCGTCTGGATCGACCAGGAGGGCAACTTCCGGGACCGTGACGGAAGCCTGGTCCCGGCTCCGCACTCGGTCGCGTTCCATATCTGGACGGCCTATAGCCCGATGACGAGCTGGGCGCAGATCGTGCGCGAGTTTCTCTCCGCAGTTGCCAAGGCAAAAGCCGGCGACAAGGCCGAGCTCAAGACCTTCGTCAACACGACGCTCGGCGAGTCCTGGGAGGAGGAGGTCGAGCAGACGGACGAGAACGAGCTCAAGCTGCGCGCCGAGCCGTTTGCGCTGCGCACCGTGCCGATGGGTTGTCTGGTGCTGACGGCCGGCGTCGACGTCCAGGACAACCGATTCGAGATCACCGTCTACGGATGGGGGCGAGGCATGGAGCGGTGGACGATTGACTACACCGTCCTGCAGGCCAATCCTGCCGATGAGCGGGACTGGGAAAAGCTCGACACGTACCTGCAGACCAAGTTCCGGCACGCGAGCGGCCAGCTGCTCGCGATCGAGGCCGCGGCGATCGACACCGGCGGTCACTTCACGCACCAGGTGTATGACTTCTGCCGCATGCGCGCGCGCCGGCGGATCTTCGCCGTCAAGGGTGACAACAAGCAAGGGGTGCCGATCAAGGGCAAGGCCTCGATGCAGGACGTCAACAGCAAGGGCAAGGTGATCAAGCGCGGCGTCAAACTGTGGTTTGTTGGCACCGACACGGCCAAGGACTTGATCCATGGACAGCTCAAGGTGATGACGCCGGGGCCCGGATTCGTGCATTTCTCGAAAGAGCTGCCGGACGAGTTCTATACGCAGCTCACGGCGGAGATCCGGATCCTGCAGCGCACCGCTGTCGGCGAGGTCTATCGATGGGTGAAGAAAAGCGCCGGCGTGCGCAATGAGGTGCTGGACTGCACAGTCTATGCAACCTTTGCCGCGCACGCGCTCGACCTGCATCGATACACGCAGAAGATGTGGGACAAGTTGGAGTCCATCGTCCAGCCTCCGACGGGCGATCTCTTCGCGCTGCCGGAGCCGCCGATCGAGCGAGAGGCGGCGCAGGAGACGGCCGAGCAGGTCGACCAGGGCGCGACGGAGCAAGCGCCGGCCGCGCCGGCACGCAAGACAAAAACCCGCAAGGTGCGGCAATCAGGATTTGTTCAGGGCTGGAGGGGATAACCAATGAGCGACTTTATCAAGGACCTGGCTAAGCGCGTGGTGCAACATCCTGCCTTCACCAAGGCCGTTGCCGATGTCGTCGCTACGGTGCTGGAGGAGCAACTGCGGACCAACTTGGGCGGGGAAAAGATTTACATTCCGAAGGTGGGCGGAAGTCAGAGCCGCGCCGAGCGTGACGGGCTGATCCGGTCATTGTTTACCGGCGCGAACTATGCTGAGCTCGGGAAGCGTTTCAAACTTAACGAGCGCCAGATCCGGCGCATCGTGCACGCCAAACCGCGAGCGGCTTGAAAGTGACATCCTTCCCTAAAAATGTCACGCGGCAACCAGCATCATGCCCGCATGACGACTCCGACTACAGAGCCCGCGATCATCGTCGCCGGCGACACCATCTCCTGGCTGCGGTCCTTGGCCGACTTCCCGGCAACCTCCGGCTGGACGCTCAAGTATCGCCTGCTTAACGCATCGGCCAAGATCGAGATCACGGCCGGTGCGTCCGGCGCGGATCACCTGGTGCAGATTCCGGCCGCAACGAGCAAGGACTATCCGGCCGGTGCGTATGACTGGACCGCATGGGTCGAGGCTGGAGCTGAGCGCCTGACCGTGGCGTCCAGCCGCATGATCGTCAAGCCGAACCTTGCGACGCTCAATACCTACGACGGCCGCTCCGATGCGCGCAAGTCCCTGGAGGCCCTGCAGGCCGCGTATCAGACATACATCACCGGCGGCAATGCGCACGTCGCTGAGTATGAAATTGCCGGTCGTCGCATGAAGTTCCATTCGGCCGTCGAGATCCTCAACCAGATCGAATACTGGCAGAACAAAGTCAACGCCGAGGATCGCGCAGCGCGCATTGCCAGCGGCCAGAAACCCAAGAACAAAATCCGCGTGAGGTTCTAATGGCAAATGTATTAACGCGCCTGGCTTCGCGCCTTGGCTACGTGAAAGAGCAGCCGGCAATCGTCAGGACCGAGCCGGTCCTGCGTCCGATTCGGGTCCGCACCTTTGCCGCTGCGTCGAGCTCGCGCCTTACTGCAGGATGGAATGTCAGCAACGTGAGCGCGGACGCGGATATTTTCCGATCGCTCGACGTCATGCGGGCGCGATCGAGGGACCTCGGCAACAACAACGACTATTTCCGCAAGTTCCTCAACATGGTGGGCAATGGCGTTGTCGGCCCGAAGGGGCACCAGCTGCAGTGCCAAGTCACGGATCCGGGCGGGAAAAAGGACGAGCTGGCCAACAATGCGATTGAGGCAGCGTTTCTCAAGTGGGCAAAGCGCGGCGTCTGCGATGTGACGGGGCGTCTCAGCTTCGTCGACATTCAAAAGCTGTTCATCAAGTCGGTCGCCCGCGATGGCGAGATCCTGATCCGGCGCGTGCGCGGCAAGACGGTCAATGCGTTCGGCTATGCACTACAGGTGCTGGACATCTCCCGCTTGCCGGTCGCGTTCAATCAGACGCTCTCCAACGGCAATTTCATCCGTATGGGGATCGAGATGAACTCCTACGGGCGGCCGGTTGCCTATCACCTCCTCACGCTGCATCCAGGCGAGAGCATGCCGGTGACGATCAACGGGCAGTCTGTCCGCGTCGAGCGCGTGCCGGCCGATGACATCTTCCATTGCTTCGTGCCGGAGCTCCTGGAGCAGTCTCGCGGGATTCCCTGGGCGCATGCGGCCATGCTGCGCATGAACATGCTGGCCGGCTATGAGGAGGCCGTTGTTGTCGCGGCCCGCACCGGCGCGGCAAAGATGGGTTTTTTCACCAGTCCGGACGGCGATGCCGAACCGCTTTCCGACGGCGAGGACGAGGAGGGCGAATTTGTCACGGACGCGGATCCGGGAACGTTCAGCGTCCTTCCGAAGGGCTACGACTTCAAGGCATGGGATCCGGACTATCCGGCGCAAAACACGGATGTCTTTATCAAACTCTGCCTGCGTGGGATCGCGAGCGGCCTCCTGGTCTCTTACAACTCGCTTGCCAACGATCTGGAGGGCGTGAACTTTAGCTCCATCCGTGCCGGCCTCCTGGAGGAGCGTGACGTGTGGATGGCGCTGCAGGCCTGGATGGTTGAGTCCTTCTGCGAGCCAGTGTTCATGGATTGGCTGCAGATGGCGCTCATGCGGGGCGCGATCACGATGCCGAACGGGAGCGCGCTGCCGATCGCCAAGCTGGAGAAGTTCGGCGCGCACGCATGGCAGAGCCGTCGCTGGGCGTGGGTGGATCCGCTCAAGGACGTCGAGGCCAACATGGCGGCCGTGCGCGGCGGGCTCAAGAGTCGCAAGCAGATCATCACGGAGCAGGGCGGCGACATCGATGAGGTGTTCCAGCAGCTGGCCGCCGAGGAGGAAGAGGCGCGGCGCCTCAAGATCAATCTCAGCGGCGAGCCCGTTCCTCCGACTCCGGATCCGGCTCCTGCGCCGGCGGCCGAGGAGTAGAGCGTATGGGACAGACGAAGCAGCAGCCGTGCCCCGTGTGCAATAAGCAATTCGAGATTGGATGCTCACACGTCGACTGTCCCAATCGCAAACCATTGACCGCCAACCTGCCAGATGACCGCAGTATCGAGCGGATTTCCGGGGGCGTCATCCGGGTGCCGATCCGCTACGACTAATCGAAAGTGACATCCTTCCCTAAAAATGTCACGCGGCAACACGCATCATGCCGGACATCGTCAACGTGATTATTGAGGGAAACAAATGACCGTCCGCGCAAAGTTCAAAGTCACCAGCATCACCAGGCAAGAGCACTGGGACAAAGCGAAGGGTGAGATCCAGACGGTCCGTCTGGCACCTGTTACGTCTGGCAGTGAGGAAAACGCAGCGTTCTACGCTGCGACGCCGAGCGGTCAGATCGAACTCGCAACGATCAACGGTGAGGCCGGCAAGCAATTCGGTCTTGGGCAGGAGTTCTACGTCGACTTCACTCCGGCGCAGTAATCGGCCAGACGTAACACACGAAAGCGAGAGCACGCATGACAACGTCGAAAATCAAGACCGGAACTCTGTATCGCGACTTTAGCCTGCAACGCGACGGGGTCGACCAGGAGGCGCGCACTGTTCCTGTCGCCTTCTCTTCGGAGGAGCCGTATGAGCGCTACTTCGGCACCGAGATTCTTGACCATGGCCCGAAGTCCGTCCGCCTCGATCGCTTAGCCTCGGGCTGCTGCGCGTTCCTGCTGGATCACCGGACCTCCGAGCAAATCGGCGTCATCGAGAAAGCGTGGATCGACAAGGACCGCGTCGGTCGCGCAATCGTTCGCTTCTCGCGAAGCGCGCGGGCAGAAGAGATTTTCCAGGATGTCGTTGACGGCATCCGTTCCTGCATCTCGGTCGGTTACATCGTGCACAAGATGGTGCTCGAAGAGGCCGAGTTCAAAAAAGAAGTGTATCGAGTTACAGATTGGGAGCCGATGGAAATCAGCTTGGTTGCTGTTCCTGCGGATCCCACTGTCGGTGTAGGCAGATCGGCGGGAGCCGAAGACGTCGAAACCATCATTGAGCGGCCGGAGGCGACTCCGCCTGCTGTCGAAGTCCGTTCCCAACCCACAACCCCAACACCTGAAAGGGTCATTGTCATGGATGACAACGCAGTCGCACAAGGCCGTCAGGCCGAACAAAAACGCACCGCAGATCTGCTCGCGATCGCGGACTCCTACGAAAAATTCGGCGCTCGCGAAATGGTCGCTGACTTCATTCGCGGCGGCAAGACGGTCGAGCAGTTCAAGGATGCGCTCATGGAGAAGATCTCCTCGCGTCATTCCAGCGCGGCCGAGGCCGAGATCGGTCTCAGCGCGCAAGAGCGCAAGCAGTACAGCATCCTGCGCGCCGTGCAGGCTCAGCTTTCCGGCGACTGGTCCAAGGCCGGTCTGGAGCGTGCCGCATCGGAAGCGGTCGCGAAGCGCGCCGGCATGACGCCGGAGGGATTCTTTGTGCCCGTCGACAGCTTTACTCGCAGCTTTGCTGCAGGCACTGCAGCCGAAGGCGGCAATCTGATCCAGACCTCGGTCCTGGGTAACGAGTTCGTCGACGTTCTGCGCAACAACATGGTCCTGGCTGCGATGGGCGTCCGCTTCCTGGGCGGCCTCACCGGCAACATTGCCATTCCGCGCAAGACATCCGGCTCCACCGTGAACATGCCGGGTGAAAACGGCAACGCATCGTCCGGCTCGGTTGCAACCAACCAGATCGCGCTCAATCCGAAGCGCGTGACCGGCAAGGTCCCGTATTCCAAGCAAGCCCTCCTCCAGGGCTCGCTCGACGTGGACGCAATGCTGCGCGACGACCTCACGCAGACGATCGCGGTCAAGATTCAGGACCAGGCGATCAACGGCACCGCTACCGGCAACGAGGCGCGCGGCCTGCTGGCAACTGCTGGCATCGGCTCGGTAATTGGCGGCACGAACGGCGCGCAGATCGACTGGAGCCACATCGTTGGTCTGGAAACCGCATGCGCGAACGCGAATGCGGAGCCTGACCAGCGTTCCGGCTACATCGTCAACACCAAGACTCGCGGCTGGCTCAAGCAGAAGCAAAAGGCCGCCAACCTGCCGTTCATCTGGGAAAACGCTGCGCAGCCGCTCAACGGCTACCGCGCTGCCGTGACCAACACGATGTCCAGCACTGGCACCAAGGGCACGGCGAACGGCGTTTGCTCCTCGCTGGCGTTCGGCTCCGACTGGTCGGACCTGGTAATCGGTCTGTTTGGCGGCCTGGACATCGTGGTGGATCCGTACACCGCAGCAGGCACGGGCGAAGTGATCCTCACTGCGAACCAGTACATCGACGTGGCAGTACGTCTGGCTGCCAGCTTCTCGGCGATGACTGACGGCCTGACCTCGTAATTGACCAAGCCACAAGTGCAGACGTCTGCACTTTGAACGGCGGACGCTTTAACCAGGCGTCCGCCATTTTCCAAACCAATCGAGGGCAAGCAATGAAAGCGATGATCAAGATCAAAGAGCCGGTGATGATCGGCGGCCAGTCCTACGCACGCGGCGTCAAGGTCGAGGTGGACGTGGATGACGCGGCCGTTGTTGTCGGCATGGGTCGTGCCGAGTACGTCAAGGCCGAGGCCAAGGGGTCTGCAAAGAGCGCTGCCAAGGGCGCGACGACGGACGGCGCGAGCGGTCAGCAGCAGGACGGACAGACCGGCAGCAATGACGGCAGCGCCAACGGCAACGGCGGCAACGAAAACGACAACACCGGCGCAGGCGGTCAGTAATGTTTGTTGAAAATACCGCTCCGTTCTTCTCTGATTTCGGCGTCGCAGCCATGCTCGACGGCGTCTCCGTGCGCGGTATTTTCGACAACGCCTACAGCCATGCCGGCGCTGGTGTCGGCATGGCCGTATCAAACCCTGCCTTCACCCTGGGCACCGAGAGCGTTCCTGCAAATCCCGTTGGCAAGCTGCTTATCGTGGGCAGCGTGACGTATGCGATCGCTGAGCACCATCCGGACGGGACTGGCATGAGCATTCTCCTGCTGGAGGAAACGGCGTGAGCAATACCATCTTTGCCGGCATCGTTGCCGCCTTCGTCTCTCGCTTAGAGGAAAGCCCCTCGGTGTCGAGCAACGTCTTACGCGCGATGCCGCGTGAAATCGCCGAGCAACATACGAATGCCGTGAATGTGCAATTCGACGGGGCGAGGCCGAAAGAGTCGACGATCGCAGGCGCTCCAATCGACTGGATTTCGATGATCTCTGTCGAACTGTATGCAAAGAGCACCGCGCAGACGGGGGACCTCGCAGTTGATCCGCTGCTTAAGGGTGTCTATGAGCGCATCGCAGCAGATCCGACGCTCGGCGGTGTTGTTGCCTATGTTGGCATTCCGTCGATCGACGCGGAGTATGACTCGAAGGGGCAGAAAACAGGCTGGATTCGGATGATGTATCCGGTCGAGCACCGTACCAACAACTCAACACTGGACTGACCATGAGCAAATCGAGAAACAGCCAGGCGGAGGCAATTCCGCAACAGCCCGAAACGATTCAGCAACAGCCTGAAACGATTCCCAACCCGCCTGGCGGCGGAAGCTGGACGTGGGATGACGATGCAAAGCAATGGATTCCGCGCGAGCAGCCGACTGAACCGACGAACCAAACCGAGGAGTAAATCATGCCCCGCTATATTCGCAACACCGTCATCCTGCTGAAAAATGAAGTTACTGCGGGCACCGATGCCGTTCCGACTGGTGCCGCGAATGCGCTGCTCGTCAGTGACATGAGCATCGCGCCGCTGGATGCGCAGAACGTCGACCGCAACCTGATGCGCGGCTACTTCGGAGCGAGTGAGCAGCTGGTAGGCGTCGCAAGCGTCAAGGCATCCTTCACTTTGGAACTTGCCGGCTCTGGCGCTGCAGGCACGGCTCCGGCATGGGGTGCTGCAATGCAGGCATGCGCGATCGCCGAAGGCATTCTCGCGACACCGGCACGCGTCGAATACACGCCTGTCTCTTCGTCCTTGAAGACGGCGACCGTCTACTACTACGACGACGGCGTCCTGCACAAGCTGCTCGGCGTAATGGGCAACGTGACGCTGAGCGCAAAGGTGGGCGAGCGTCCGGTTCTCAAATTCGACGTCGTCGGCGTGGACGGCGGCGTGACTGCGACCGCAAACGCAACGCCGACCTATACCGCGTGGAAGGCTCCGGTGGCAATGAAGATGAGCAACGTGGTCGATGTGACGCTTGGCGCGAGCTACGCAACCGGGGCGCTCTCCGGCGGCACCGCTTACTCCAGCTCCGGCATCGAGATCAACCTGGGCAACTCGGTCAACTTCACCGCGCTGCTTGGCTCGGAGACCGTCGACATTACCGATCGGCAGGTAACCGGATCTACTGAGCTGGACCTGACGGCCGCACAGGAAGTCACGCTGATGACCAGCGTGAAGGCCAACACGTTGCAAAGCCTTGGTTTCACGATCGGCACGGCGACCGGCTACAAGATGATCATCCATGCGCCGGCGGTGCAGCTGATCAATCCGAAGAAGGTCGACAAGAATGGGCGTCGCCTCATCGGCTTCGATATGCGCTTCGTGCCGCAGTCCGGCAACGACGAATTCCGTCTCGCCTGCGTGTAAGCGGCGGGTTCAACCAGTTACATAACCAGGACAAAACAACATGGCATTCAAACTCGCAGTAGCCAACACCGTGATCGTGCCGGTGAAGTTCACCGTCAACAACGCCGGCAAGGAGGAGCAGCACAACTTCTCGCTCGATTGCGCCCGCTTGATGCAGAACGAAATCACGGCCAAGACCAAGCAGGGCGATGGCTTGATTTCGGACTTCATGAAGGGGGTCACGCGGAACTGGAGCGATCAGCGCCTGGTGATCGACGACGAAAACAATCCGGTTCCTTTCAGCGCCGAAGCGTTCGACGTCATGCTCAGCCTGCCGGGCCTGCCCGCCGTCGCCTTCAACTCCTACCTCAAGGAGTGTGGAGCGAAGGAAAAAAACTAAGGCGCGCGGCGGCGCTTCTGGCACGCGGGAAGCTGCGAATTCCGTCCAGGGATGGCAGCGACCCCGAGCCCGAGGCGGAGGTCAACGCCGCGGCCGCCTTCTTCGGTCTGTCTCCTGAGGGGCGGTTGGAGGTCGAAGAGGAGTTTGCCCTATGGCCTGAATGCGTCGAAAACTTCAATCTTTGGTTGCAGGTTCAGACGCAGTGGCGCGTAGGGGTGAACGGCAAGGAAGGTCTGGATTACGGTTCGGTGGTGGCGTACATGAAAGACGTCCTCCTGGTGCCGAAGAAGAAGCGAAAAGAGCTGTTTGACGGGTTGCGCGCGATGGAGGCGGCATACCTTGACGAGTTAGAGCAAGCGGCACAATAACGGACAAGACTCCCATCATGGCTGAAACAAAAATCAAGTTGGCATTGGAAGGCGTTCAGACCGTGATGGGCGGTTTGAAGCAGGTAGGGGACCGGATCGGCCAGGTGTCCGCGTCGATCGCCGGCCTTACTGCAATCGGTGGCGGCCTTTCGATCGCGGCCTTTGCAGGCATCGTCAAGGACACAACCGAGGCGGCCGGTGCGCTGCACGACCTGAGCATCCAGACTGGTGCATCTGTCGAGGCGCTGTCGGGCCTTGCGTCAGTCGGCAAATACAGCGACGTCAGTGTCCAGCAGATCGCCGGCTCGATGAACAAGCTGGCCAAGAACATGTCCGGCGCGACCGAGGAAAGCAAGGGCGCTGGCAAGGCGCTCGAAGCTCTTGGTATCAATTTCAACACCTTCAAAAACCTCAGTCCCGACCAGCAGATGCGCACCATTGCTGAGTCAATGAACAAGTTCGAGGACGGCTCCGGCAAAGCGGCTGTTGCAATGGCGCTGCTCGGCAAGGAAGGCGCGCAGATGCTGCCTTTCATGAAAGATCTCGCGGAAACTGCTGACCTGCAGGCAAAGATCACGACCGAGCAGGCTGCCGCAGCGGACAATTTCGGCGACAACCTGACGAAGTTGACGAGCAGCGGCGGGGCGTGGAAGAAGGAATTGGCCGTCGGCATGATCCCTGCGCTCAATATCGGGCTGCAGGCGTTCCTCGATGTGACGAACGGGACCGGCGGACTGCGGGAAGAAATCCGGAGACTGTCGGCCGACGGCAGCATTGCGCGTTGGACGCAGAACGCGATTACCGGTGCAACCTATGTCATGGATGCCTTTGCCGGTGTCAAGCGCGTGGTCCTCAGCCTGGGCGAGATCATTGGTGCTGTGGCGGCCAAGCTCGGCAGCGAATTTACGACGGTCGCCGAAGTGTTCGACGCCGTCAAGCGTGGCGATTTCTCCGGCGCGCTGAAAGCCTTCGAGGCCGGCGGCGTGCGGGGTAAGGCGATCTGGGACGGCTTGAAGCAAACCCTGGATGAAACCTGGTCCGAAGAAACCCTTGGTCAGAAGCTCCGGGCGCGGATCGCAGACATGGCGGCCGCTGGGACCGCTGCTGAGGGCGTGAAGAAGAAGCTCGACTTTACGAACATCAACGACAAGGACAAGGACAAGAAGGAAAGCATTTCCGACTATCAGAAGCTGGTCGCGACGCTCAAGGAAAAAATCTCGGTCCAGGAGATGGAGTTGCGGATCGATGAGAAGGCGACGGACGGGCAGAAGCTGCTTGCCAAGGTCAACGCTGACTTGGAAAACAATACAATCAGCCTGACAGAGAAGGAAGAGGCGCGCGTCCGGCAGTTGCTCGACACGCTGGTTGTGTCCGAGCGCAATGTCGCGATCAAGCGCGAAATGGCCAAGGCATCAAACGAGCTGATTGCCGTCGGTGAGAAGGAAGTCAAAAAGGTTCAGGACGAGCTGGAAAAACAGCGCGAGCACAACGCAGAGATCGGTCTGAGCAAGGAGCAGATCGCCGACCTGATTGCGGAAAAAATCGACCTGGAGGCGGCCTCCGATCGAGAGGCCGCTGCGGCTCTTCGAGCGGCGGCGGATTATGCCGGACCTCTGCACGACGCCTATCTGCAGTATGCGGCTGACCTGGAGCGTGCGGCCGCTGCCAAGAACAAGCTGGCAAACGCGAAGCGTGACGGGGCTGCAAAGCAGGTTCTCGCCGATGAGGCGGAGGAAGCGGCCAAAGAGTGGACCAAGTTCAATGACAGCGTCCGCCAAGGCCTGACCGATTCCCTATATCGTGGCTTTGAAGCCGGGAAGGGCTTCTTTAAGTCATTCTGGGACGGTATTCGCAACTACGTCAAAACGAATGGCCTCAAGTTTGCGATCCAGGGCGTGATGTCGGGCGTCATGGGCGGAGCAGGCGCTGCCAGCGCGGCAACGGCCGGCGCTGCCGGCGAGGCCGGGGCGCTTGGCAACGTTGGCGGGATCATGTCGGGCATCGGTGCACTTGCCGGCAACTTCGGGAGCGGGATCTCTGCGGGATTCGCGCAGCTGACGGCCGGGGTCAATCCGCTGTCGGCCTTGTCGTCGGCGCTCGACGTCGGGGCGGGCTCGCTATCGACGGCACTCGGGCAGGTTGCGGGCTACCTCGGACCGATTGCACTTGGCATCGGTGCGGTAGTGGCTCTGGTTAAGCATCTGGACGACTCCGGCACTAAGCACACCGGCGGCGCTGCGCGTTCCGACCAGTTCGGGACAGCGCTGATCGACGCACGGTCGCTCGGCTTTATGGACATTGCGACCGCAAAGGAATCGGAGGCAATGGTCTCCGGCTTGGCCTCCAGCATTGCCGGCATCCTCAACAGCACCGCCGAGACCTTCGGGAAGTCGGCCGGTTATTCGGCCGCAACCGCGTTTGCCGACGACACCAGCAAGGATGGCGCATGGGGCGCGCTGCTGGTGCAGAAGATGGGGCAGACGCTGATCGACTGGGACAGCAATCGCCAGAGCCGTTGGGCACCTCGGGAATTCAACGACGGCGAAGCCGGTCGCAACGAGTACCTGGCCGCGTTGAGCCGGTCCGTGCGCGATGCGCTCAATGACGTCGGTTTGCCGGACTGGGCGAAGTCGATGCTCGACCAACTCGGCGATTCGCCGGCGCTTGCTGATCTCGCTACGGTGGTCGACAAGATCAACGCGACGCAGAGGGCGCTCGTCATCATGGGCGATACGCTCAAGGGATTTGCGAATCTGAGTGACAAGGCGGTTTCCACACTGATCAAGGCGGCAGGGGGTATCGATGCGCTGGCGAGCGCGGCGGGTTCGTACTATGACAACTTCTATTCCGACGAAGAGAAGCGTGCCAATACGATGAAGCAGATTGCCGACGTCCTGCAGGAAGTCGGCCTGACCGTGCCGGAGACGAAGAAGCAATTCCGTGCCCTGGTCGATGCAGAGATGGCGCTCGGTGAAGCTGGCGCTCCTGCAGTGGCGGCGCTTCTCAAGGTGTCCGGTGCGTTTGCAACGATGATGGAATCGGCGGAAAAGGTTAGCAAGCCTACGCTGGACAAGGCGATGGGTGCCGTCGATGGTGCATTCTCTGCGCTGCAGCGTGCCGTCCAGGCGCAGAAAGACACCGTCGCCAAGGCATATGAAGATGCGATGGCGCGATTGAGCGTCAGCATTGACACGGTCAATGGCAGGATCGGCAAGCTGTCGAGCCTGGCCAGCTCGTTGAAATCCACGGTGGATCGGATGCGGCTCCCGGCCGATTCTGCGGCTGGCCGTGCGCAGGCTTCGGCGCAGATCGCAGCCGCTCTTGCAATCGCCAGGGCGGGCGGCGTTCTTCCGGACGCTGATGTACTGGCGGGCGCGCTGGACACCGTGGCGCAGCCGAACGAGCAGCTGTATGCGACGCTCACTGACTTCCGTCGCGATTTCATGCGCGACCGCAACAACATTGAGGAGTTGGCCGGTCTGACGGATGCGCAACTCTCTGTTGAGGAAAAGACGCTCAAGGCGCTGGAGGATCAGAAGAAGGCGACAGAGGATGGTTACCGCGCCGAGACTCAGCGACTGGATGACATTGTCAATTCGGCGAAGCAACAGATTGACGTGTTGAGGGGAATCGACACGTCAATCATGTCGGTGGCTGATGCGCTCACTTCCTTCAAATCCACGATCGCGGGCGCGACGGTAGCAGGTGCGACCGGCGGCGGAGCCAATAGCGCCGTGTTTGGTGGATCCGGTTACGGTGCAGGTGGCGGATACGGCGGCGCTGCGAATGGCCAGGGCGCGACCGATAAGCTGTCTGCCGTCGAACGACTTTATGCGACCTTTAGTGACATGTCCTATTTGACGGAGGAGGGCGGAGCGTACTGGGCTGGCCAGTTCAATAAGGGAATCCCGCTTCCCGAAATTGAGCAGGCATTCCGGGACAGTGTGAAGGCCGTGCGCGGCTATGCCAGTGGAGGTGATAAGCCAGCCGGCATCGCGCTGGTTGGTGAGGACGGTCCGGAAATCATCAATACCGGTGCGGCGCGTATCTTCAATGCGGCCAAGACGCAGGAAATTCTCAGCGGTGGCAGCGCGGTTCTCGCTGGCGCCGTTGAGCGCCTGACGCAAAAGGTCGAGCAACAGCAAGCGGCGTTAGAGCGCATTGCGGCGAGCTCGAATGCGCAAGAAAGTTTCTTCCGCCGGATCTCTCCGGACGGAGCGTCGATTAACGTGACGGTGACGGCATGAATGTAATTCCTCCTCTCGATATTACGGATGTGATGCTGACGAGCAGCACCGTCGTTGAGACAGCGCCGGCTGCCTACAATGCGGCGACAACGTATGCGCTTGATGCAACGGCCAGTGTTGCTGGCAGCGCGGGCTTGCTCACCATTTATAAGTCGCTGCAAGGCGGCAATACCGGTAACACGCCAGCGAGTTCGCCGAGCTGGTGGACGGTCATCGGGACGACCTATCAAACCTATTCCGGTGGTGCGACCTATGCGCTAGGCGATAGGGTGATCGATGCGACGGCGCACCTGGTCTACGAGTCGCTGGCCGCCGGTAATACAGGGAACGCGCTGACAAACACGACAAAGTGGCTGGAGATCGGTCCGACGAACAAATGGGCGATGTTCGACGTCCTGCGGAACACGGCAACGTCCGTCCCTGGTTCGCTGACGGTGGTGATCACGCCGGGGCGGCGCGTGGACTCAATTGCCTTGCTTGGCGTAGTCGCCAACTCGGCAACCATAACGGTGACAAACGGTGGTTCGACCGTGTACACGATCACCAAGGACCTGAACAAGCGCGAGGTGTTGGACTGGTATGACTACTTTTTCCGTGCATTTGCGACGCAACCTAGCCTTGCCTTATTCGACCTCCCGCCATATACCGGCGCAGTAATCACGGTCACGCTCACGGCAACGTCCGGAAATGTGCAGTGTGGCGCGTGCGTGCTCGGGTCCTATGAATACATTGGGGATGTCCAGTATTCGGCGGAGTCCGACGTCTTGAACTTCTCGACGGTGACGCGGAATTTCGACGGCAGCAGCGAACTGGTGCCGCGCCGGAACGTGCCAAAGACGGTTCAGCAGATCTGGCTTGAAAAGAGCCGCGTCAACCGCGTGCGCGACTTGCGGGATGCGCTCAACGCAACGCCGGCCGTATGGGCAGGCCTGGATGACAGTTCCGACGACTACTTCGAGGCGCTCCTGATTCTCGGGATTTACAAGCGATTCAGTATCAACCTCAGACACCCTCAACATGCAGTTATCAGCCTTGAGCTGGAGGAAATTTAAACATGCCGATTACGTCGCTTCCGACACCGCCTAGCACATCGAATCCTTCGACCTTTGCCGCACTTGCTGACGGCCTCCTGGCCGCGCTGCCGACCTTTGTGACCGAGGCAAATGCCTTGGCCGCGGCCATAACTGCGATGGTTGCAGGTGGTGCGATGACTATTCCGTATACGTTTGATTCGACCACTAGCGACGCAGATCCCGGCGCGGGAAAGCTGCGACTGAGCAGCGCGACGCAAAACACATCGACAGTAATTCGCCTCGACGTCGCGGGATCTGATGGCTCGACGTGGACTAGCGTGATTGATACATGGGACGACTCGACCAGCACAATCAAGGGCTTCATTCGATTGGTAAAGGCTACGGATGCAACGAAGTGGTTGATTTTCAGTGTCTCGTCGATTGCATCTCCGGCCGGCTACAAGAACATCACGGTTGCTCCGGTGGCGTCGAGCGCTGCAAATCCATTCGTTAATGGAGATCCTCTCGTTGCATATTTCACCGCAAAGGGAGACAAGGGTGATTCCGCGCAGAATGGCCTTTCATCTCCGCTCGCAGTGCTTACGCCAACTGCAGCTGCAAACGTTGACGCACTAAATGTCTTTACGGCGGCATACGACAATTACCTGATTCTCGGGCAAGGAATTTTGCCGGCGGCTAGCGACTCGCTTCAACTTCGATTTGCCGTTGCAGGTGCTGCTGATGCCGGTTCGAACTACTACAACCAAAGTGGTGAGGCAGGAGGTGCAATTTCTGCAGCTACTACAGGCGTAGTCCTGACGAGTGGGGCATCGGTCGTCTCGACAGGAAAAGGGTGTAGTTTTGCTCTACAAATATTGAACGCCAACGATGCGGCAAGCCTGAAGGTGCTAGGGGGAAAGGTGATTTGGCAAAACGCCGGGACTCCAACATTTGTTTTGAATGGTGCTCATACGGCGTATCCAGCGGCAAATGTAATCTCAGGAGTCCGCTTCTTTTGGGGTAGCGGGAATAACTTCGCGGCGACGGGGAAGATCCGCATCTACGGCTACAACAATACCTGACAGGTGAAATGATGACCCACAAAGTTTGCTATTGGGACGCGGTTGAAAAGGTGCAAAAGGAACGTGACGCTACTCCGGACGAGAATGCCGAGATTGAGGCGCGTATTGCTCGCGCTGCAGAAGTGGCATCGCAGGTCGTGTGGGAGCGGATCAAGGAGGAGCGCGACAGGCGCAAGGTTGGCGGCGTGAGGGTGGGTGACAAGTGGTTCCACTCGGACGATACGAGTCGGATCCAGCAGATCGGCCTCGTGATGATGGGGGCGAATATTCCCGCCGGCCTGCAGTGGAAGACGATGGACGGCTCCTTCATTGCGATGACGCCGGCGCTCGCAGCGCAGATCTTCCAAGCGGTGGCGGCACACGATCAGGCGGTTTTCGCCAAGGCCGAGCAGCACAAGGCGGCAATGGAGGCGGCAGCGAACCCCGCTACTTACGACTTTAGTGCCGGCTGGCCGTCGATCTATGGAGGATGAGTCATGTTGATCGCCTTTTACCGGGGTAAGAGTCGCCTGTTTAACAGGTTTGTGTCCTGGTGGACATCGGGACCTTACTCGCACTGCGAGGCGGTCTTCGAGCTTGGAAGCGGCATGACCGGAGCCGTGCTTTGCTGGTCGTCCTCCTACATGGACGGGGGCGTGCGCAAAAAGGTGATGACCTTGGATCCGGAGCACTGGGACCTGCTCGACGTCCCGGCCATGTCAGGCGAGGACGCGCTGCGCTGGTTTGCCGATCACAGGGGCGATGGCTATGACCTGGTCGGCTTGCTGGCGACGTCGGCACCGTTTCGGCAGGCTATTCGAAAGTGGTTTTGCAATGAAGCGGTCGGCACGGCCGGCGGCCTCTCTGAAGCCTGGCGCTTCAATCCAAACAGTTTTGCGCGCATCTGCGAGCGCCTGCCTGGCAGCAGGTGGATCCGGCGCGTCGACCACTCCGATCACCGAGGGCTGAGCGGCGGGGCCATACCTGCTGGGCAAACATAAATAGGCAACGGGGGGCTATGTGGTAGAGCAGCTGCAGGGGGACGATATGCCGAGGACCGAAGATGATTGGAAAAACTACGTCGCACAGTCATTTCGCAATGGCACTGAGCGTATGAACAAGCTGGAGGCCGGCATCAATGCCAATACGGCCGAGATCCAGAAAAACACCAGGTTGACCGAGGAACTCAAGGCGGACACCAGGGAATTTCTGGAAGTGTTCAACGCGGTCAAGGGCGGGTTCCGCGTGCTTGGCTGGATCGGGACCGGGGCGAAGTGGCTCGGCGGCATCGCTGCCGCCGGCACGGCGCTCTATGGATTTGGCTTGATGATGTGGCAGATCCTGCACGGCAACTGGCCGTCTAAATAGGAGAGAGCGGGAATGGATTTCAACCAGGCATTTGATCGCCTGATCGGGCATGAGGGCGGATATGTGAACCATCCGTCCGATCCCGGCGGGGAAACGATGTTCGGCGTGACGGCAAGGGTTGCGCGTGCGCACGGTTATTCCGGACCGATGCGCACGCTCAGCCGGGAAAAGGCGCGGGAGATTGCCAAGGCGGCGTATTGGGATCGCGTCCAGGCGGACCAGTATGACGGCGCGATCGGGTTCCAGGTGTTCGATGCGGCCTACAACCATGGAATCGAGACGGCCGTCCGGTTCCTGCAGCGCGCGATCGGCGTCGCCGATGATGGTCACTTCGGGCCGGTCTCCCTGGCCGCGCTCAAGGCAATGAGCATCACGGACGTCCTGTCGCGCTTCAACGCGGAGCGGCTGGAGTTCTACACCAAGCTGTCCACCTGGCCGGAGTTCGGCAAGGGGTGGGCGCGTCGAGTCGCCGGCAATTTGCGGTATCAAGCGGAGGATGCATAAATGGAATGGAAAAGCATTGTCTCGGCCGTTGCGCCATGGATCGGCACCGCTCTCGGCGGGCCGCTGGGAGGGATGGCCGTCTCCGCAATCGCGGACGCGTTCGGCCTGCCTGACAAGACGGAGGCCGCCTTAAAGCAGGCGCTGTCGGGCGCGACGCCGGAGCAGATGCTCGCACTTAAAAAGGCGGATTCCGAGTTCGCGGTCCGCATGCAGGAGCTGGGCTTCCAGAACGTGCAGGCCCTGGAGAAGATTGCGGCCGACGATCGCGCCAGTGCTCGGACCATGCAAATGACGACCAGCAGCCGAATCCCTGGCGCGCTGGCAATCCTGATCACGGTCGGGTTTTTCGGCATTCTGCTCGGCATGATGAGCGGCATGCTCAAGACGTCCGAGAACCAGGCGCTGCTCATCATGCTCGGTGCGCTCGGCGCAGCTTGGGGCGCGGTGGTCAATTTCTACTACGGGTCCAGCTCGGACTCGCAGAACAAGACGCGAATGCTGGCGCAAGGGAGCGGCGCAAGGTGAGCGCCGGCACGATCTTCCTGATTGCCTGCGGGGTTTCGTGGCGCTACTATACTGATCTTTTATACAGTATTTCGCCATGGATCCCGAGCGCATTGAAATCGTCTACTTCGTCCGCTACTTCGATCCAGTCCGCAAGCGGAAAGCGGTGACGCGGTACAAGCTCACCGAAGCCGATGCCAGGGCGCGTTATGGCGAGATCGAGCTGGTCGAGGCATCACGCGAGGAGCGCCGGGTTGGCGGAGATCCTCGCCGGAACTCGGCCGCGCACTTGCATACGGGCTCTCCCGACAAGCGCTGA